CTTTTAGGTTCTAAATACGGTTTTTGATTCCTCATAGATCCGGATCCCCGGTATTGTCCGGATCCCCATCTTGATCGCGTCCCGGACCGCCTGATCGTTGACGACCTTATACTCCGCCGGCACAGCCTCCGCGTCCAGGATCTCAAACGTCCACACCTTGCGCTGATGCGCCGCCGCCGACTCCGTCCGGACCGCCTTTTTGGCTTCCGGGACCACCGGAGCAATTACGGTCGGCGCCTCGATCTCATGCCGGCGCGCCTCATCTTCGGCCGCTTTCCGCGCGGCGTCGATTTCCGCCTGGCTCGCGGCCCTGGCCCTCGCCTCCGCCTCCGCGATCCGGGCCGCATCCTCCCGGGCCTTCCGGTTTGCCTCCTCCGCCTCCCGGCGCAGCTTCTCCTGCAGATCCGCCGCCGCCTTGCGGGCCGCCTCCTCCGCCTTGCGCCGCTCCATTTCGACGCGGGCCTGATGCTGGGAAATTTTGCCTTTTGCCGCCGACTCCGCCGACTCCAGCGCGTCCGTGATGGCCTTGCAAATCCCGTTGACGCCCTTCACAAACTCCGACGGCTCCTGGACGATCTCCCGGCGCTTTACGTCGATGGCCTTGGCAATCTTTTTCGCGTTGCCGCCCAGCATGACGGCCAGGTTCAGCGTCTCGTCGTCCGTAACCTCCAGGGCCTTGATCTCGTCCGCAATCCGCCCCGCCTCCCGCTTGTAGTCCTCGAACTTCGGCCGTACCAGCGCCATGTCATAAACGACGCCGGCCTCGACGGCCTCAGCAGCCTCCTCGTACTGGCGCTCCGTCAGTACGCCGCTCAAATCCAATGCCATTTTCCCGTCCTCCTCTCTCAGTCGCATGATGTTTTTGTTTGCTGTGTCTTCTCCAACGCCCCTTCCAGCACCTTTATCCGGGCGGTCAGGGCGGCGATGCGCTCCAATGCTCTACTTGGTGCGGCAACCAAATCATCGTCACCGCAACCCCAATTTTCATCTGTAGCCAACGCTTCCACTATCTTAAAACACTCATTCCGCAGGGCTTGCATGTGAGCATGTTCCCATGCGTGATGTTTCTCCTTCTCCTGCATGGTGGCATGGTCGGCCTCCTTCCTCAGCCACTCCACCGCTGCCTGTGCGAGTAGGCCGGTGGTGTCAAGCAAATAGTCTGTGTAGGAAAGTGTGCCAACGTCGCATAGATACATGAGAAATTCTTTAAGGCACTCCCTTGTTTTCATCAGCCTCAACAATTCTATCTTGCCGGAGTCGGCGGTGAAGTCGGGGTTACGTTGCCACGGAAACAACATACTTTCATGACAATGCTTGCACTCCATAGTATTTCTATCGACTTGCTCATGCCAGCACAGCCCCAACAGCACCGCCAGTTCTTTGTTGATGTCACTCATACCCCCTCCTTTAGTGCGGCTTCAATTATACTTTCAACCATATTTCCTACCGGATCATGCGAAAACCATCGGATATTTTTATTAAGTAAAGTAGCATAGTGCACCTCTTTGGTTGTGCTTGAACCGATATAATCAAAATAATTTACAACAAAGATTTCGTCTGAAATATCAATCTTTCGTAAGTGAAGCTCGTCCATTTCATCTGCCACACCCTCGTGTTCTGCAAGATGGTCTGGTATCTTATTCCTACAATACCATTCGGGTAACAGATGAAGCCCCATAGTAATCGCCTTTTCGTCCCTTTCAATGAGCCATGCACACACAGCCATAATGTCGCAGAATCTTGATGATCCACACAGGGTTACTATTTTAGGTTTATTTATTGTGTCACTCATACGGCCTCCTTATAAGTCCTAACAAAGAATGGCGATAGCAAACTCATTTTGTGCCATCATCTCCGTATGCCCATCCTTAAATTGATGGTGTAATTGCTAGATCATCTTGAGCCTCCTTCCGTCGGCGTTCTGCCACACTGAGCGCAAACAGATAAGTTAGGGCCATTCCAGTGCCCACAGCCGCAATACCAGTCATGGGTGGCTTCCAGTTCCTTGATACGGGCGGTCAGGGCGGTGATCTTTTCAAGGGCCTCCATATTAGATTTTGCGCCAAGAGCATTTCTAAATGAAGATAAGCTTTCTCGTTGCCACCGGTATAGACGAGGTAGGTCTGATTGCTCTTCTACTGTGATTCCATTCTTGCGGCACTCCTCATCCTTCTCCGCAAGAGCGGCAAGGTGGTCGGTGTAGAGGACATAATCGCCATCAGGCGAAGGTGTCATCCTATCACTTGGCTCCCCTAACCATTGCCTATATCTCTGTATCTCACTCATACGGCCTCCTCATACAATTTCTGACTGATAGGTTTCCCGCAATAGACACAAAATTTCATTCTGTTTTCTTCCGGTGTTCCGGTGATGATAATATAAGTCTCTCGGCATCCGGTCATCCAGTTGCCTTCGGAATCCTCTTTCCAGACACATTCGCCTTGTTTACTCATCCCCGGCCTCCTTCACTTCGTAACAATGGCCCCGCAATGGCGGCATTCGTATTGTAATTTCCACGGCCCATGAGGAGCCGCCCCATGCATCTCTTTTCCGCACTTAGGACATTTCATGGTCGGCCTCCTCTTATTGTTTGAAATACCGCCAGCAGTTAAGCGCCGACAGGAAGATTGTGAAATCCTGCCCGCCGGTCCCGTCATACCAATTCATTGCCGGGATCCGCCCGTCCCGGTCCAGCCGCAGCGACCCGCTCCGGTCCACAACAACCCCGTCCAGGTTTTTGTAAGCGGAAAGCTGTACCCGCCAGGCGAGCAGGAGCGCGATCGGCGTCTTGAGATCCACCAGCCACCGCTCCCCGCCCTTGACCTTGACGATCAGATCCATCTGACCGCAATACCCATGCGCTTCCGAAAACAGCCGCTCCTCCGCCAGGATCAGCTCGTCGACGACCTTGTCGTACCAGCGCCGGAATGAATCGAAATAGCCGGCATACTCCGGCGCGACGGCCGGCCAGATCCCCCTGGCGTACAGCGTGCAAACCTCATGGACCGCCGTCCCGCGCTCCTGGGCCGCCTGTAATTTTGCCGCCGGGATCCGGGAAAAGTCCACCCAGGGCTCAATGACCTCCGTTACCGTCGGCAGATACCGCACGCCCTACCCCCTTAGCCGGTACTCGAACAGGCCGCGCTGGATCCGCCGGGCCACCACGTCAACGCAGTAAGGCTTTAGCGCGGCCCGGATATCCGAGATCCTGCCCGTTGAATTGAAGATCCCCAGCCCCCGGACGATTTCGGCGTTTGTGATCGGCCCCTCCAGCAGCCGCTCGTAAAGCCGATGGCATTGCGTATCGTACGCAAACAGCGCCGACGCCAGCGGATAGGACAGGTTAAGGCCGACCTGGTACGGCAGCGCCAGGCTGACCGTCCGCCCGTTATAAAGGCCGTTCGTTTCCATGTCCCTACCTCGCAATGATCGTCAAAACGGCCGGCAGAATGATCACGATAAACGCCAGGATGATCGCAACAACCCCCAGCCGCCAGGACCAGCGGTCACAAAAAGCCATAAAGCGCTCCGTTTGCCGGTCCACATGCCTAAGCAAATAATTCCGCATCCCCCTACCCTCCATTGTTTGCGCGCTTCATATACTGCTCGATCGGCTTGAAATTGCCCCGGGCCGCCTCCGCCACGCAGAAACGATATAACGCGTCCCTGTCCGGTTTCGGGTCCAGCACCGCCAGCAGCCGGTCCAGCTTTTGATTCAATTCGATTAGAAGCGGCTCGTTCATAAGACAATGTCCAACAATGCAAACGATTGTAATGTTTAATCCTTCGTGCTTAAATAAAGCCGCGGATCAAATTTCGATTCATGCAGGATTTCGGCGGCGACGTAGAGGAGCCGCAGATTCAGTTTCTTTTTCAAGGCGACAGGCAGCCGGTCGAGTTGTCGTTTTGTGATTTCCGGCAGCCGGAAGGAATAGGTCTCGTCGAGCTTGTCCATGTCCGATATATTCAGCATTTCGTCACGCGACATTGCAGCCGGCCCCTTGACTATCATTCTGCTGGTCAGTTTCGACAAAAAAAATGTCCACAGATCGCAGCCCGAGCGCGTTGACGATGATGGCCAAATACTCCACCGACGGCTTGACGCCCCCCGCCTCCCAGGCGTGGACAAGCTGCCTGGACGCGGTCCCGCCGAGCATGGCGGCGAACTCCTCGCGGCTCAGGTTGCGCGCCTCGCGGATGATCCGGATGGCCTCCGGATTGTAGTGTTTTTGTTTCATGCGTCCCCCTTTTGGCAATCGACTAACACAATAATATACGCTTGTCAAGTATTTTTTACATGGTAAAGTGTAGCCATGAATATCAAGGAACGCGTCGAGAAGGAAATCAAGAAAGGCGTGAGCCGTCGCAAACTTGCGCAGCTTGTCGGCGTCTCGCTCGGGACCGTCCAGAATGTTTTGCTCGGGGACACGGAGATAAAAAACAGCACCATCGATAAATTTTCCCGATACTTTGGGACCCGCCTGGACGCCATTCCACAAGCCGCGGCAGAAAATTGGAAAGACAAGTATATTTCCTGCATGGAAGAACTGCACGAAACGCGGAAGGAGCTGGATGAGCTGAGAAGGAAGGTCGACCGACTGACGGCCCCTCTTGGCTCTGTCGTAAAATCGGACGCGTCTTAGGAAGGCGCGGAAACGTGTTTTATTTATGAGACCGCCGCATGAACGAACGCAACGAGAACAGTTATCTGTTTTACGCAATCCTCGTCGCCCTGCTTTTTCTTGCCGGGATCCTGAGGGGATGGTGGGCAGAGTAAATGTCCGTTCGACGCCTCCCCTCCGGCCGCTGGGTCCTGGACTATTACCCCCATGGCCGGACCGGCAAGCGGATCCGGAAGGTCCTCCGCAACATGACGGAGCAACAGGCCAGGGAATTCGACCAGGCGATCCGGGAACATTCACTAAAGGCCCGGGAGCCGGCCGGCCCGGATGCCGTCCTGGCGTCGCCCCATGCCGCCGTCCGGGATCTGCTGCCCGATTATCTGCAATGGTACGCCCTGCACCGAGCCCCGACCAGCCTGGCCGACCTCGCCCTGATCGTCGAAAAGCACTGGTCCCGCTACCTGTCCGGCTACGCCGTCGCGCAGATCGGCCCGGAACATTATACCCTGTATCAGCAAATGCGAAGCCGGGAGAACGTCAGCAACCGCACTATCAACAAGGAGCTGGCCTATTTCGGCGGCTTTCTGTCCTGGTGCCGGCGCATAAAGCGCCTGGATTGCGCAAAGCCCGTTATCGATCAGCTGCCCTATAAGCGCCCGGTCCCGATTGTCTTGACGCCGGCGGAGATCTTGCGGATCCTCAAACATTGCAAGCCACAGCTCCGGGCCTTTGTTTTGTGCCTCTATACCCTGGGCCTCCGCGTAAACGAGGCGAGGTATCTCCGATGGCAGGATCTCGACATGGACGGGAACGCCGTCCGCGTCATTCAAAAAGGCGGCACGCATAAACTATTGCCGCTCAACGGCCCCCTAAAAGAAGCCCTCGAAGCCCTCCCGCGCAAACATGAGCGCGTCTTTGTCGGCAGACAGGGCAAGCCCTTGACCAACATCCGGAAGGCCCTCCTGGTGGCGGCAAAGAAGGCAGGAATAGAAAAACACGTCCACCCACACCTTTTCCGGCACTCCTGGGCGACGCATCTCATGGCCGCCGGCGTCAATATGCGGATCATCCAGCAATTTCTCGGCCATTCACAGATACATACGACGCAATGGTACAGCCAGGTCGACCTGGGAAACATGCGCGAAGCTGGGGAGACTGTCCACGGAAAACTGTTAGGATTACAGGCAGATGAGAAAAAAGTGACTACGCCATGACCATGACCATAAGCAACGATATCATGCACTTGCATGATTTCAGCCGCAGGACTCTGACTCCGTGAATCGTGGTTCGAATCCACGTCTCCCAGCCAGAAATACAGGGCCTCCGGATCGGCGGCCCTTTTTGCTGGTGACTACGAAATGACTACGCCTTGAGCTGCTGCCGCAGTCGGCTCATCATTTCCGTTTTTTCCGCGCTCGACCTCGAGGATCCGAACTCAAAATCGAAGGCGGTCCCGATATTCCGGGCGAACATGCCGCCAATGGTCAGCAGAAACCCCCCGATCGCGGACGCTGCATCGATGTTCTTTGTCCCCAGGACGACGGCAATCACGACAATGGCGATAAAGGCCCCGGCCAGCATGACGTCAGCGCGCTTGTTTTGCTGCCCCGCCTTGCGGATCTCCGTGTCCCGGACCCGGGCGCTCTGTATGTCGCCCATAAAGATTTTGAGCTCCTCGATCTCCTGGTCTTTTTGCTTGAGCTTAAAATCATTGTCGGCCAGCAGCAGCTTCAGCCGGGCCTCCGGATCCGTCGTTATGGCCGTCATGACGTCCTCCGGTTTCGCGTCGTCCGTCAAACCAAAGGCTTTTGTCAGCGCGCCGACCACAGACCCGATGACGGCGCTTGATCCGCCCGTAACGGGCGCCAGGGCGATCCCCAGCCCCGGGACGATCTCCAGCGCTTTTTTCAGTACGTCTTTCCAGTCCATACCCCCCCCTTTTTAAGGTTTTCTGTCTCCTCGCGCTTTCATGATCCGGTCGATCAGCGCTTTCGATCCCGCCAGATAGCCGATCCCGGCGACAATCATGGCCACAATAAGCGTCCAGAATCCCTTGGCGCTGTCCATGTATTTCCAGAATCGCTCTTTGTCCACTTTATGCCTCTTGAAAGTGCGGATAGTCCGGGTTTTTGAACCGCGCGCCGGCCCGGATCCGGGCGCCCCCTATCTCCTCGCCCAGCTCCGCGAGCTGCTCATAATCGGCGACGTTGTCCAGGTTGATATCCGCCTTGACGTCCCCCACGTAGCGCCCGGCGCCGTCCAGGATCCCGAAATCAACGGCCCGGGATTTGTCATTGTCCGCGCGGTCGTCGTCCAGGTTGATAATGTGCTTCGACGCCAGCGTCCATGTCACCCGGCGCTTGTTTTGCGCCTCGGTAATCGGCGCGAGCCCTGCATGCTTCCGGAGCAAGTTGACCTCATTGAGGCCCTGCCTTCCCTGGGCGTACAGCGCGACCTGGACCTTATAATCCCGGTCCACATCGACCACGATAACCCGCAGCCCCAGCCGGGCGTCCGCCTCCGCGATCAGCGTTTCGGCAAACCATTTCATGTACGGCGTCGCCATGTTAAGGTTTCGGCTCATTTCATCACCCGATTGCTTTTATTTTAAGTGCCAGCACAACCAGCGACGCGATCACCGTTAGCAGCGTCGTGAAAATGCCAATCATGATGCTGTTGAATTTCTGTGTGATGCACTGGTGCAGATAATCGTACTTGTCGAAAAGCGCCTTAACGTCCCCGTCGATGTTCTTGTGCCTTTCGTCACACAGCCCCTTTGAGTAGTCGTCCGCCATTTGCCATCCCCCTTTTATGAATTTTTCCAGACAACCTCCGGGCTTGCCGGATCAATCCCCAGCGTTTTTCGCGCCGCCGCCGCGTCCGGATCATCAATCAGCGTCTTGCCGTAGTCAGATATTGACTCCGCCCCTGTAATGGTCGATATGTCCATGTTTTCCAGGTTATCCCCCGCATCGTTCCATCTTAAATACCGCGCCGCCACCGGATCCGGCAGCACAATCCCGGTAAGGGCAGACGACACCTTGAGTTTCACGACCCGATCCAGGACCTCCTCAAGCTCCTGGATCAGCATCACCGCCCGGTCGTATCCCTCCTCGACCGTGTCCGCCGGAAGCCGGTCCCCGTCGTCAATGTCGATCAGCTGTGTCCGCGGCAGCCGCCGGTAAATCACCAGCGCATACCCGGAAGGGACCGGAAACGGGACGCTCGTCCCGTAGAGATAGTCGACCCCGGCGATCTCCTGGGAGAGCAGCGTCACGTCCCCGCCCGGGCCTGGGCTTGAAAGCGCGACCTCATACTGCACGTCCACCGTCAGCGTCGTTTCGGCGCCGGCGGCGTCGGCCAGCACGACGACCAGGTCCCCCTTGGCATAGGCCTTGAACGTGAACGGGAACACATAGGCGGACCCGTCGCAGTTATAAGCAATCCTGCTTGCTGTGCTTGCTACCGTCATAAACCCCTCCCTTTATTCGTTATCCTCGCGCGGCCGCCTAAACAGCAGCCTGGTCAGATCGGACGTCTCCCCGTTCCATAGGTCCATGAGCCCCTGGATCGTCACGGCCGCCTGTCCTGTCGGCAGCCCGACGAGATAGCCGGCGGACTCCATGCTGTGATACAGCAGCTCGTCAAACTCGATCTCCTCCTCCGGATCCAGCGCCTTCATAGCCTCCTTGACCGTCCGGCCCATGACCTCCCCGGCCCTCGCAACCGGGCTGATCTGATAGTCATAATCCGTCAGGGCCGCGCCCATAATGTCCCGGACAACCGGATACCCGGCCAGGCGGAACTGCAGGACGCCCTCAAGAAACTGCCCGGGCGACGGGACGGACTTTTCGCGGATGATATACTCGATCGTCGGCGGCAGGATCACCATCCACCACCAGGCCCGCATGAGATCCGCAAAATTCTCGCCGGTCTTGTCGAATTTGAACTTTAGCCAGGCGTCGCTCATCATCTGATGGAACGAGGAAAAGAAGGTATAAAACATGGAAACCAGCTTTTTCAGCTCCGAGCCGCGCTGGACGCCGGCCAGGTCCTTGACCAGGGCGCCGCCCTGTGTCATGCGCAGCATCATGTCCGCATACTCGATTGCCCTGGCCTCCTCGCCCGGGACCTCCCTCATGCTTTTATTGTACGCCGCCAGCCAGGTCGGATACGCGACGGCCATGTCCATCATGGAGATCATGGTGAAATAGGTGTCTTTAACTGCAGCGGACCCGTAGAAATGCTCCAGGCCGATCCGATGGTACGCGTCGCGCATTTCACGGTCGAATGACTTTGCCCGCCCGGAAGCCTCCGCCGACATTCCCTTGATCTTCTCGACCAGGGCCTCCCGGTTTGTATAGAATTCCGCCACCGCGCCGGCAAATTCGCCCGCCCCCAGCTTGTAAACGGAATTGAAGCCGCCCAAAAACTGCACCGCTGCCACGGAGAATTTCCAGGCCATTGCAACGGCCGTCGTATTGATCCGGGCCGTCTTGACGGCCGCCTCGACAGGAGACAGCGGATCCGCCTTTTGCCGCGCCACGTCCTGCAGCCAGGACATGATCTCCCGGTACGCCTCCGGGCCGCCGATCCCGGACGGGGACCCCTCGACGGCCGCCCGCACGCGGTTGTCGGCCAGGATCTTCTGCACGTCCCGGACCGCCTCCGCATGCGTGATGTAATGATTGACCTCCGCCAGCTTGTCAAAGATGACTTGAAAACTCAGTTTCGGCGGCAGCCGCCCGCCTATGCGCTCAATCGTGCTGCCCGACTTGACGGCCGGCAGCGTGTAAATGCTCTGGAAAAAGTCCCGCAGCTCCTTTTCCGTGGCATTGCGGTCCGCGATCCAGGACAGCTTGCGATCGAACACCAGCGGGAAATAATCCCCCTCGACTTTCGCCAGCGTCGTCCCGGTCAGGTTTTTATAAACCGCGGCCAGATCCGGGAACTGCTTTTCGAACATACCCCAAATGCCGCGCACCAGCGCCCACTCCTCAGGCGTGACATTGGCCAGGATCGCGGCGATATGGGAATCGTCCCACCCGTAGACCTTGTTTTCCTTGAGCGCCGCCAGATTGCCCTCATTGCCGGAATTCAGCGCCACCATAATCACCTTTTCGCGCGTGAGAAATTGCGGGACGCCCGGGATCTTGAATTTCTCCTTTGTCAACGTGGTCTTGACCGGATCAAACAACCCCTGCAGCTCGCGCGTGATATCCTGCAGCCGGCGATATTCGACGTCGGACGCCGCCTTGACCGGGCTGTATATCTGATCCCACACCGGCCCCAGGTCCTTGAACCCGTCCATCCGCCGCAGATACGTCTCGACCTTCGTCAGCGACGCCAGATACCCCTCTTTCTGGCCGGCAAGCCGCTCCGCCAGCGTCGGATCCGAAAACATGTTTTCCAATTCGGCGGCCGTGGCGCTCTTGACACCCCAATTTTTGTCGATTGCAGATACAATCGTTTCGACGACGTCCTCAAACGCCCGCTTTTCTTGCGCCCGGACCAGCTTGTTTTTGAGCTGGCCCAGGTGCGCGTAGATCCGCGCCTGGTTGTAAATCTCCCGCAGCTGCTCAAGCGTCAGGTCCCGCCAATGGACCTTGCCGTACCGCTCGATCCGCGAAAGCATCGACTCCGGGATCGAAACGTCCTCGCCGGCGGCCTTTTGCCGCTCCAGGAATTCCCGGGCCGACTCGACGCGCTTTGCGGTCCGGTTGCTCCGCGGCAGCAGATCAAAATCCTCCAACAGATCCGCGATCCGGTCCTGGTACTCCTCCGGGATGGACCTGTTTTTTGACAGCTCCAGCAGCCCGTCATGGATCTTTTTGGCCTCCTCTTTTGCCAGCAGCTTCTCCCGCCTGGCCGTCGCCAGCTCCAGCTGCCTTTCTTTTTCCGCCAGCGTCCCCTCGATGTTGCCCGCCCGGAAGGCCTGGCGCGACGCGATCTCCGCCTTGCGCATGCCGGCCTTTAGCGCCTGGTACGCCGAAACGGTCAGCTCGCCGACAGGCGTTTGCCCGGTCTTTTCCCGGATCACCTTTTTGATCCCCGGCGCGGACGGCCTTTTCTTTTCGCCGAGCAGCTTGCCCAGGATCTTGATCTCCTCCGACAATAGCTCGATATGAAAGGTCTCCAGCTCCGCCTCGCTGATCAGCTCGCCGTAATGCTCCTCGTACTGAGCGGCAATCTTTTCAGCCGCCTTGCCCAGCCCCTCCCAATCCAGCAGGGCGCTCATAAGCGCCTCATCGGACTCAAAACCGGTTATGTCGGCGATCTCATCCAGCCCGTATTTGCTCGCCTTTGTCACCAGGCCGATCCGCTTCCGGGCAATCTCCGTCACCGTGTCCGCGTCATATTGCCGGGAGAGCTTTTCGTGACTGATCCCCCCGAGGCGGATTGCTTCCTGCATGGCCTGGTAAACCGGCAGCAGCTTCGCCTCCTCCGTCGCCGATCGTTTCAGCTCGCGTTCGCTGCGCCGGCGCGCCAGGTCGTACCGCTTGCTGATCGTTTCAAAGGCGATCCGGGCCGCCTCCGCGCGGACCTTGTCATATTCCGTGGCCGGCGGCGGGATCTGCGCCTGGTCCGTCCGGGCAGCAGCGGAAAAAAGCTCGTTGATCTCATTCAGGCTTGGCTCAGGTTCGACGATCTCCCCCCCGGTCTGCCCCTGGGCAGGCTTAATCCCCGTTGCATCAACGTCGCCTTGCCCGGGCAGCCTGACGGGTGGTTCTTGCAGCGCGTCGATCGACAGCATGGACGTGACCGTCGCCTCATCAAATCCAAACTCTTTCAGAACCGTCGCCATGTCCTTGCCGGTTTCCCTGGCCTTTTCTTTGAAGGCCGCCATGTCGGCCCTCAGCCGTTCCATGGCCGCGGCCTTCTCAGGGGTCATGTCCCTTGTAGAGAAGGACCCGCGCTCGCCGCCGATGACATTGTTGAAGTCCTTCAGGATGTCGGCGAATTCGCGCCTGGGCGCGCCCTCGATCATGGCCGCCACCGGCCGCTTGCCCGTCGGCTTTCCGCCGCCCGTCACGACCGTTTCCTGGTACGGGCTGGCCTTAAAAAACTCCTTCATGGCCGCCCACCAGGGTTTGTCGACAATCGTCACGATTCTTTCGGCCGGGATCTCAATGTCAATCCCGTCCCGCAGGGCCGCCCGATACTGCCCGTTGCTCAGGCCCAGGTCCTTGAGCAGCGCCGCCTCCTCCGGGGAGATACGGACATACCCGGGCTGTGACGGCTCGGACCCGCCTCCGCCGAAATGCGCCCGGATCTTCTCCGGGGAGACAAAGACGGTCCGCGGCAGACTGTACGTCTCCGTCACGTCCCGCATGTATTGCATGGCGAACTTTTCCGCCGCCGACCGCGACGTCTTGATCGCGCCGCCAACCGCGACGGCCTTCCATGCCATGTCGGCCGTCCAGACCAGGTCTTTAAGGCGCTGGTCCGAATCCTCCGGCAGCAATTCGGCCAGGCCCTTGCCGGCGCCAAACCGGTACTCCTCGTCCTTGTGCCGCGATATCAGATAGTTTTCGCCCTCCGCCAGCAGCCCGAACGTCGTCACCCCGACGACGGTCGCCAGGGGATGCGTTACGAGGCCGGCCACGACGGCCCCCATCATCGTCTTTTCAATCAACTCCCGGAACGTCGGCTGATCGCGCAGCCCCAGCTGCCCGGAGATCTCGTCCATGTGCTCGTATGCAACGGACGCCGGGACCCCCGTCATGGATGAAACGGCCGCGGCATTGGCCGCTTTCGCGCGTTCCGCCGGCTTGTCGGTAAAGAGGCCCCACAGCGGAGACTGAAATCCCTCCCAGCCCTCGTCGTCCTCCCAGCCTGGCCGCAGCGCCCGCAATTCCGGGACCGGCCGCTCGCCCGGCAGCAGCCCCAGCGGGTCCGTGATATGGCGATTCGTCAACAGGCCCAATGGATCCGTCATTTCACCACCCCCTCGTCACGATACCGCTGGATCCATAGATCCTGTTCCTGCCCCTTGATCCCCTTGCCTTCGAGGCGCTTGCGCGCCGTCGACTCACTCATGACGGCAGGAGCGGCCGCCGGCGCCTGGGCCGCTGGCTCCGTCCCGACCATGATCCCGGACATATCCCGGACAAACGGATCCCCACTGTCCCCCGTCCGGATCGAATCCAGGGCCTTCTGGAAGATGTTGCGGGTCAGCGCGTTGCGCTGGGCCTGGTACAGTTCAAACACTTTCGGGTCAGATATCCGGAGCCCCTGCTCCTCCATCTGCTTTCGCAATGTTTCCAGCACCCGCGGTTTCATGTCCTGCAGTTCGCGCTTGCGCGAGCGGGCCTTGCTCGTCGAAATCAGCCGGTCCCAATCCTGCTCGGCCTGGTTAAAGTAATTGACGGATCCGGCGTCTTTTTTATAGCTCCGGAACGTCCCCAGGGCGTCGTCAATGAAGCCGCTGGTGTTTGTGAGCCCCTCCCCGATGATCTTGTCCGTCAGTTCCCGCTCGGACTTGTACCGGCCCGCCAGGATATCGGCCTTGATCCGCGCTTTGATCTTGTCCTCCAGGTCCATCCGGACCGCTTTCTCCTGGGCGCTCATTAAGGACATTTGCCGGATATGCGACTCCGTGGACCGCTGCAGGGCCAGGGCGTCTTTCGGATCAACATCCTCCGCCGTCCGCAGCAGCCGGAGCGCTTCCGTCGGATTGTTGATTGCCACCTCCCGGATCCCGTCCAGGTTTTTCTCCTGGCGTTCCTTTTCCGCCCGCAGCCGCTCCGTCCCGATCGCGCTGAAACTTTGCGCAATGTTTTGTGATTGATTGATCGTCAATCCATGCTTTTGCATAAATTCCGGCTTCAATACCTCGACCATGGCCTCCCGCGGATCCGGCCAGCGCGTTGACGCGTCCGCATAGGCGCCGGCCTCCGCAACCTCCGCCTTGCGCCGATCGACCTTGCCGACCAGGCTGCTGTATTTTGCCCCCAGCATGATCCGGTTTTTCTCGATAAAGGCCGCCGCCTCGTCGAAGCGGTTGCCCTGGATCATGCCGTCGGCCCGCAGCTCCAGCGTCTTTTCATTGAAGCTGACCAGGTGGGCTTGCGCCTCCTGTTCGGACAGGATCCCGCCCTGCTGGGCCGCCATGACGGCGAGGATATGATCATCGGCGATCTTCTGCTGTGCCGCAGGGTCCCCCTCGCGCCCGAAAGAGATCAGGGCCGACTCCGCCCCCTGCAGGATCCCGGCCTTGCCCCAATCGGCCCTTTTCCGCTGCACGATATCCGCCTCTGTCTTGGCCGCGGCGACGTCCAGCTGCAGATAGGTCTTTTCCTTGAGCGCCCGGAGCTTGCGATCCGGCTCCGCCTGGACGTCCTGCAGCAGGGTTTCCCGGAGCTTTTTCAACAGCGTGAACTTGCCGGTTTGCAGGACCTCATAATCCGTGTTTTCCATGGCCGTCAGCGCGCCATCGACCTTTTTGGACGCATCGGCCGCCCAGCGGACGCTGAATACGGCCCGGTCGGCGTCCCTTTGCTGCTCCGCCTCATACTGCAGCACATGTCCAAAGCGCGCCAGCCCGGCCCCCAGGTCTTTCATGCTGTCCGATATGGCATGGGATCCCGAAAAATCAATCTGAGGCATTTTGTTTCCCCCTCCCGTACGCGTAGACCCCCAGCCCCGTCCCGATCCCGGACAGCCATCCGGCCGGGACCGCCTGGGCGGCGGATCCGCGATAGACGCCAGCCTGGGCGTCATAGACTTTTGCCCGCTCAAGGAAGATCGCGCCCTCGCGCCTTGTTTTCCAGACCGCCGTCCGCGTGTCCCAGGCTTTCAGCTCGCGCTCGTACGCCATATCCCCCGCCGTCTCCGCCAGAATGTCCAGAGGCGACCCCGTCGTAACATCGACGCCGCCGGCCGCCATGCGCGCCCGAAGATTGCCGATGATCAGCCGGGCCTTGTCCCGCTGCAGCTCATCCTCCGCCACCCCCCGCTGCGCCAGCTGGGCGGCCTCCGTGTCACGATAGGCGGCTTCTTGCCTGGCCAGCAAGGCATCCCGGTCGGTCATAAACGCCTGGGCGTTATACTGGCCCTCCTGCTGATACCCCTTCGAAATGGCCGATCCGGCGGAAACAATCGCCGCAACCCCCTGTAAAATCGGAACAAAATTACTCATGGGCGTATCCTCGCATACATGATATAGTCCTCACCGTCAGGCCCGAAGGCCCGCAGCGTGGCCTCCGCGTCCAGCCCGCAGAGCTCCGCAAACCGCCGCGCCGTTTCGTCCCCCGCCCGGACACAGGCTTGCACCCGGCGCAGCCTTGCGCCCCGGACGGCCGCCCTTGACGCCTTGCACACAGCCAGCGGAAACTCTTTTGCCCTGGCCGAGACAACGGACCAGGCCTCCCCCGTCCCCTCCCACAACTTCACGACGCCGCCGAACGCCAGGACGTCCCCGTCGTCGGCTATAACGGACCAGGCCTCCCCCGCCGCCCGGAAGCCGGCCAGGATTGCCCGGTAATCCACCGAAAACAGGTCGTGGTATGTCGGGATCCGCGTGTCCCCCATCCGGTCGTAATGCTCGATCTCAAAAGGCACAATGCGCGTCGTCATCGAAGCGACTCCCTGCAGACGTAAAGATACCTGGTTGCAATCTCGTGGCTGTCGATTGTTTCCACCTGGGCAAAATACCTTGCCAGCTCCTCCCCCCAGCGTTCCCGGTCCCATTGGACCAGGTTGCACTCATGGCCGGCGCGAGGGTCTTTCCGATGGTAGACTTGCACGAACAGATTGCGGCACGTCCGGGCAATATGTCCCAGCGTGGCGTCCATGCGCGGCTCCGGGATCGTCATTAGAACCTCCATGCAGTACCCCCAGGGCGCATGCGGAAAGTCCGCCGGCAGATCCCAAAGCGACGCCAGCGTAAACGTCAGCCCCCGGCCGACCAAGGCCCGGGCCTCGTCCTCCAGGGCGTTTTCGGCAATGTCCACCATGTTCACCAAAAAGCCCTGGTTAAACAGCGCGACGGCGGCCCGCCCGGTCCCGGATCCGTAGTCGTTGATCACATAGCCACCGCCCCGGGCGTACTGCAGAAAACGAGGCACGATCCGCAGCCCCGGCGACCCCTGGCGATAATTGCCGTGGTCCCATACCATTTCAAACACTTCTTTCTGTTGTGCGCTGTCCCTGTCAATCATACGATCACCGTTGCCCCTTCTTTGATCCCCCGGATGATGTTGTCGGCAGCCGCCTTGACTTTCGCCTCAAACGTCGCGTCTTTCATGATCCAGGTCACGGATCCGACCTCCTGGATCAGCAGCTTGATGAATTCGTCCAGAGGTACGGCGATCCGGGCGATATCGTCCACCACGTAGGCCGTAATGATGGGATTGCCCTTTCGCTTGTAAAGACATACATGCGTTCCTTGCTTCATGATCACAGCTCCAGATACAGGTTATCATTCAGCCGCTTGAGCAGCCGGCCCCTTGTGGACATGACGATTTCCGGCGAAAGAAGGTCGTGCGCGGCGTCCTGGACGGCCAGCGTATGCGCCTGGGTTAAGACCGGCGACTCGCTGGCCAGCGCATGCGCGGCGTTATTCACGCTCAGAACCAGAGTCAGGCCGACATTCTCCGACGAAAGCCCATGCAGCGCGTCGGCGACGGCCAGGTAATGCGCCTGTGTCAGCACGACGCCGTCGGATCCGAGCGCATGAACCGCGTCGTCGACGGTCAGCGTTTTATAAGGCATGACCAGGTCGATATTGTCGGACGTCAGCGCGTGCGCCGCGTCGACCACGGCCAGGACGTGAGCCTGGGCAAGAACCGGACTCCCGGACGAGAGCTCATGGACGGATCCGGCCACAGCCAGGATCTTTTGCTCGACCAGCTCCGGAGCCCCGGAAGATAGCGCGTGGGCCGCGTCAGCCGGCGACAATGTTTTGTGCTCTGTCAAGACGGCATTTTCGGAGTTGAGGTCATGGGCCGCGTTGTTTACAGCCAGCGTATGTACCTGGGATAGCGCCGGCGCCTGGGACGACAGGCCATGGACCGCCGGATTGACGGCGAGCGCATGGGCCTGGGTCAGAACCGGGGCGGCAGAGGCCAGGGCGTGCGAAGCGTCCGCCGGGACAAGCACATGCGCCTGGGTCAGGGTCACGTTCGCGGAAGCCAGGGCATGCGCCGCGCCGCCCACAGCCAAGGTCTTGTGTTCGACGAGAGCGGGCGCCGCCGAATTCAGATCGTGCGCCGCATTTGCCGGCGACAATGTTTTGTTTTCGACCAGGGCAGGAGCGGCCGATGAAAGCGCATGAGCGGCTCCAGCCACCGTTAAAGTCTTGTGTTCGACCAGGGCAATGTTTCCCGAAGCGAGCGCATGAGCGGCGTTGGCCACCGACAATGTCTTGTGTTCAGTAAGCGCCGGCGCCGCCGATGAAAGCGCATGAGAGCAATCCGCGACGGCCAGGATAATGTTCCGGACCAGGACCGGAGACTCCGAAGCCAGGGCGTGAGAAGCGTCGGCGACGACCAGCGTTACCTCCCCGACCTCCCATGCCGCAACTGCGTCACTAAACCACACGGCGTCATCCGTGTTTTTGAAATAGGACGCCGGCATGGGCGTAGAGACGGCAGGGCTTTCCGAAGCCAAGGCGTGAGAGGCGTCGGCGACGACCAGCGTTATGTTCTGGACAAGATCCGTGTTTCCCGAGGCGAGGGCATGAGACGCATTTGCAACGGTCAGCTGATACCAGTCCGCCCATGAAATAATGGCCCCACCGAGCGCACCATGGCCTCCCCTGCGGGATGTGGCATTATTGCGTCCGCCACCACCACCACCCCCGCCATAAACCACACCGTTTGCGCCGTTGGCGTTTCTGGCCCCGCCAGCCCCGCCATTGCCTCCTTGATTGGCCCCGGCTGCCCCCGCTTGTGCGGTTGCATTTGCGCCTGGATTAGCGTTCCCGGCCCCGGCTCCACCACCACCGCCCACGTTTGCGGACGCACCGCCCCGATACCCTGCACCACCAGCGTAAGAGGTAATCCCCGCGTCCGTGTTGGCCGCTCCACCAGCACCACCGACCCCGTTAGCTCCGGAGATCGACACTCGCCCAAAGATACCGCCATTGGCCCCGACAATCGTGCTTGTGTTTCCGCCGCTATTATTATTGAAAGTTGACCCTGCACCGTTTGTCCCGTTGGCCCCTGTGCCGCCCGCACCGTTTGCCCCGATAACAACAGCATGGGTGTTACCCGCAACGAGTCCGGTAACAGTCCTGCGTGCATACGCACCACCACCTCCGCCACCACCTGTCCCATTTGTGGCATTGATGCCGCCGCCACCGCCAGCACCGGAACCCCATATCTGTATGGTGACCTCTGTTGCCGGGCCGACAGTTGCCGGGACTGTCCAAGTCCCGTTGGCGTTGAAGGTGTTACTTCCCATTTACTCCCCACATCTTGAGGATTTCGATCATCCCCGGCTGGCGCACCATGACACCGTTAATGTCCTGATCCCACCCCATCAGCTTCTGCTCCGTGGTGCAGGTGTATTGATGCCAGAAGTAAGTGCCTGTGTCCCCTATCTTTTCCATGATGCTGAATAGCGTCACAAAATGCAGCCCGAACCGGGCAATGTTTCTGGACAGCATGTAGTCGTCAATCAGATGGTCTCTTGTGATGACCGTGTTCAATTCGTTTTGGATCGGGAAGATGTTTTCAAGGGCCTCCTCGTAAGGAATGTCGAGGGGATGCCATAAGTCAAGACACCAGTCAGAGGCCACCGTGAACCAGTTGCAGGAGCCTATATGCCGCCCGTCCCTGCGGAAATAATTGTCATACCGCCAGCGGTTGTTTGCCATGTCCTTCCCGGTATGAAGCACCTGGTCCTTTGTGAGAAATTCGGTCACGTCAAACAGGTCCGGGTGGATCAGGGCGTCGGAATCAATGTAGATGTTCCAATCGGCCCCGATCTCCCGCGCCAGGTCATATATCTGCATCTTCTCGTAAACAGGCGCATAGTCCGGGGATTTCCGCTCCGTGATCATGTGAATATTGGCTTTGATCTTATGGGCGTACCGCTTTATGAGCGGATATGTGAGCGCCGTGATCTCCGGCGCGAAATTATCGACGTTGAGCAGAAAGATCGCTTTTTTCATGGTCATGGCTCCATTTTCCATGCTTTCATTTTATTTTACCGTCAAAGGTCAGCTTGCCCTCTGCCTTCAGTTCAGAGATGGCGAGTTCGCGGGCTTTGGCCTGTATCAAGACCTCGGCATCAGCTTCCTTTACCTTCTCCGCTTCGTCCTGCTGAACTAACACCCACACCGCCTCCAGGTCTTTCATCGTAGGAATCGGCCTTGTTTCAAGTTCGTGAGGTTTGATTCTGTTGTAGTCGTTCTCCCACACAACCCCTTTCCAATCGGGGTATATTTTAAGAATACAGTCGATGATGTTCATAGAGCCTCCCTATGCGGCAATTTCCGTAATCTTGATCGAGGAAACAAGCGTCCCGTTCATCAATGCGCCGCCTGATTCCTGATTGAACCGATACTGGCCTCCCGATCCATTCTGGCCGGAACGTATCTTAAATGTGGTGGCCGACGTTGTTCCCGCAACCATCCTGTGCGTCAGAACCCGCTGTTCCAAGCTGTCCGCCGTCATAGTGCCCACCGAGGCGGCAAGCGCGTCCGCCGTATCGTCCTGAAACAATGCCATGACAGCCCGGCCTCCCGTCCCATAAGCAAAGAACATGAGAACTTCAATAAGTAGGTAATTCGATGCAGACTTTGGCGTTATCTCCAGCGTCAGATATTCGTCCCCTTCTGTCTTTTGCGGGATGGTGTTATCGCATGGCATGGCTGTTGACCCGGATGCCGCCGATCCAGTCGACGTATAGACCACCTGTACAATCTTCCCGCCCCACGCCCATGTCGGCACACCGGAGGCGAGTTTTTGTATCTGCCCATCCGTCCCTTTGCCGAGCCTCGTCCATGCCCCGCCCGTCCGGTAGAGAATATCACCGTTCGCAGCAGAGCCGATCATATCAAGTATTTGTGTTATGGTCAGGTCGTCTATATTCCCCCCTGTGATTCTGCCGACGATTCTCTGCTCTGCCACGGTGACAGCAGCGGGGGTATTATCGGAATTAGCGGCAAGGATGGTATTGGCATCAAAGAGATTCTTGATCGCGTCGTAATGCAGGATCCAGCGTTTGTCGCCGGCGTTTGTGTCCGGCGCAATGATGCCGGGCGACGCCTCCGCCGCCCCGGAGTCCGCGTCCAGGATGTAGCAGTAAACCCCCGCGTCCTGGACGAAAACGATTGCCATGTCCTTGTCGGCCAGGCCGGCCCCGTCGATTTCGTCCAGCGCGCCGGCGGCGCCACCCGTAAGGGCATACCGCCCATAGATGTTTTTCGCCATGTTGTCCTCCCTTTAGACCGGATCCGGGACGTTGATCTTCCAGGCCGGGATGGTCACGGTATTGCCCGCCGTCAGCGCTTGCAGCGTACAGGTCGTCACATACAGCAGCGCCGACGTTCCTGATTTGGACAGCGCGACATGCTGGGCGTCGCCGGAAACGTCCACCGTGATTGACGCCTCCTCGTCGACCGTCGTTTTCCGCCCGCTCGTATCGTCCGCCGGGCCGGTAAAGGTCGGCGTGGACGAAATGGCCAGCTTGTTGCCGCCGCTACCCTTGTTTGTCGTGGCCTCCGCATAGGTCGTCGGCTGCGTTTCACACACGGAGATCCGATCGACGTTGTCCTCCAGGTATTGCAGCAAAAGATCCAGTAATGTATCGCTCGCCCATTTAGCCATTGCCCTTTCCCTCCTTGATTTTCGCCTCGATCTTGCCGATGAGGTCTTTGATCTCGATCGTGCCGTCCTGCACCTTTAGGACGACCTCATTAAACGGCATGCGCATCATTTTTTCCATCACGCGCCGCTTTTTTTCCGCTTTTCTTTCTTCGTCCGTCATTGCCATTACCTCCCTTGATTAAAATATCGCGTTTGCCAGATCATAGCTTTGCGCCGCCCTGGCCGCCCATGCCGCCGCATATCCCGACGTCCCCTTGCAGTACCGCGCCTCACCGCTTGACAGCTTCATGATGTACCAATTCCCGGCCGCGTCGACGTAGCCGTAATAAGGGTCTGCAATGTCGGATATCATGTACCGCGACGTCGGCGGCTGCCCGCCTCCCCCGACTTCGTTCACCCACTCCAGCGTGTCGATATCGACCACCTGGTTTCTCGTAATGAGCGCGCCGTCCTCGTCGATCGCCATGAAATAAAACCGGTCCCCCAGCGCATCGTACCCGATGATCGCTTTCGCGTCGTGGACGTTTGGAACGTACCGGCCGCCCTCGTATTTGCCCACCGGATTGCTCATATCAGCGGTCCTCCGTCGTGAAGCGCGGCATGATGTTCAGTATGGTCATGGGCAGCGGTTTGTCCTGGCGGATCAGGATCCGCCCGGTTGCCGCATGGCCGCCGCGGAAAGGCTGCATGATATCGCCGGAATACAGCGGCGCCGGCTCGCCAATCGGCGTTTCCGTGTCGCGGAAGATGATCGCGTCCAGGCGGTCCGCATCCGGGCCGATCTTGCCCTGGGCCGTTCGATGGAACCGTATCACCGCCTCATGGATCCGCTTCTTTTTGCCCTGGGCCGTCCCTTCCGCCGCGCCGCCCTCCAGATCCATCGGCGACAGGTCAGAGACATAGGGCAGCCCGACATGGATCACCGACGCGGCCGTGTCCAGCGTGATTGCCCCGTCGGACGTGACCACCTGGTCCGGGACCGTCGCGCCGTCGGCCAGGATCGACACCGTCTCCCCCGCCAGATGGTCCAGGCCGGAAAGGACGGTCTCCGGCGCCCCCTCGTACGACAGGCCGCAATCCACAAAAAAGGCGTCCTCCTGGTCCCCGAAATCAAAGGGCACCATCATTTCAATATAGCGGACGGCGCTGCCGTTGATCGTACGCTTGACGGACAGATAAAGATCATCCTGGGATTCCCCTGGGATCACCGCGCATGATTCGATCACGCCGTCCGTATCATGGAGCGCCCAAGCAATGACTTCCTGCTCCGGGGAGTAGGTCATGGAAAGCAGCGCGCCGTCATCCCGGACCATCCAGACAATCGGATACGGCGAGGCCATGTAAGCCCACTCGACGATCCCGCCGTCGGCAATATGTTCGGCCAGGATCGACACGTCGCGGCTTTTATAGCGATCATTCAGCAGATCGTACTGCATGGACAGGACGCGTTCGCCGTAGTTTGTCGGCTTGCCCAGGCGTTGCACATACAGCACCGACGAAAGAAAATTGACCGCCTGGATATCCGCCGATCCGTCAGGCGTTTGCGCCGCCACGCGGGCATTGTCGGCCCGCAGCGCCTCGGACGTGTTTTTCGGCCCGATCGTCCAGGCCCCGGACACCGTCCCGATCGTCATGGTCTCCGTCGACGCCAGCCAGCGGATCGAATTGACTTTTTCCGCCTTGAGGCGGTATGTTTGCCCGTCGGCCGCCGTGTCCCCGGGCGCGAAATTCTCATAGTCCCCGACGACGGACCGCCACAGCATGAGCGGCTCGGATGCCGTCCCGGCCAGCCAAAGGGCCTGATCGTTGAACGTGATCGCTGCAGGATATCCGCGTTTGACCGAAAACGCGCCCTCCCGCCAGAACGGCGTCGGATCCGTCCCGGCCAGCTCCGTTTTGACGGTTGCCGTGACCGAGGTTGACGTCGTGTATTCCGTGATCTCGACGTAACCCCAATCCTCGCCGCATTTTATCCGCCAGAAAGAGCCCTCATGCGCCTCCTCGAAGGTCGCCGCCGTGGCCGTCAGCGTGATGGTCCCCGTCCTGCCCGACGGCGTCAGCAGCGCCGGCGTCTCGATCTCGTAGATCTCCACCAGGTCGATGTACCAGGTCCCCGAGGATCCCGTCGCGTTTGTGAAGGCCACATAGGCGCCGGTCCCGCCGGCCGCCTCCTGCCAGAAATACTCGTACTCCGTCCAATCGTTGTAAGGGACGGATGAAATGCTTTTTGTCGCGTTGTAACCGCTGTCGTCCCCCTTGCGGATCGATATCTTAAAGTTTTGTGTCGCCGTGTAGACGCGCACGCGCACCCGGTAGAGCTTGCCCGTTACCGTTGTGAAGGCCGTGGTCTTGACCCCTTCGCCGTCGGCATCAATGGTGAACTTGCGGGAATAGGCGCCATGATAGGCCTGTTCATTGCTGCGCGCCTGGGTCGTCGGCGTCCCGACGGACGCCCAGCCGGTGTTTTCCTCGCAATCCCCGTCCGTACAGAGATTTCCGCCGACGTCGTCGTAAACATTCTCGTCCCGATAGGGGCCGTCCAAAAAGACAATCGGCGCGATCGTCCAATCGTCATGATCCGCGCGCGTCAGCTTTTGCGGCGGATAGTCCGGATGGACCAGGTAAAGCGTGTCGGCGTCCTGGACATATTTGATTTTTGGCAGATCCGCGACGGCATACGGCGTCGCCAGCTCGTACGGGTCCCCGGAATCGTCGACGACCAGGGCGCCGTCCTTGTAGACGCGCATATACTCGTCGCCAAACTCCAGGATATAGGCCTGGGCGACGTTGAACTCAAACGGGAAAAGCCGGACGCGGTCCGCCGGCGTCTTTGTCTCCCCGATGAAATAAGTCCCTGGCCGGCGCTCCGCCGGGCCATGCACCAGCGGGACGAAATTTTTGCACGTCCGGCATGCGTTCGGATACTTCTCCAGGTCGACGCGCCCGTACAGGCGCGGGCTCCACTCGCCGCTGTTAAAGCTCGTTATGATCGGGGATACCCTGGGCATTAGTACCTCGCATCAAGATAGGTTGTTACCTCCGGATCATCCGGCGTCCCCTCCTGGGCATCCGTACAGGCCGCCTCGGCCAGCCGGAGCTGCCACAGCTTTATCATGGCTTCCGCCAGCGTCTTTGAATTCGCCATCGGATAGGCCAGGTCCCCCGCGATCCTGGCCGCCAGCGCGCCGACCAGCAGCGGATCCATTTCCGGGACCGTGATCCGCGCGATATAGAGGATCTTCGCCGTCGCCTCGTTGCAAAGCAGCTTGACGCCCTCGACTTTGAACCGGATACCGTTGTCGCTCATGCGCACCACGCGCAGACAGTCCGAAGGAAGGCTGTAAACATAGGAAAACTCGAAGGCCGGCGTTTCGGATACCTGGGAGAGCGACGCCCGCTTTGTCGCACAATTCCAGTTGTACGACCGCAGCGTCTCATCAATGGCCGGTTGAAGAAAAACGCTGCATTTTCGCGCCGCCTCGTTTGCCCCGCTGAGGCTTGTAATCGTTTCATGGCCGACCAGCGTCAGCGCCATGTTGCATACGTCAATGCTTGATGCCATTACCCCCTCCCGATGAGCAGATATGTATTGTCGGACTCGTTGAGGCTTTCGACCTCGCGCCAATGCCGGCCGATCTCCTGGATCCACCACTCCCGGGGGTGCACACTCAGGTGCAGGACCTCCCCGATATGGCGTCCCCATCCGTCCGGGACGCCGGAAATGGAGAAGAAGCAGCGGCCCGTTTTCGCACGCATGGCCGCCAGGGACGGCGCAATCCATCCGGCCGGCAGATGCTCCATGACGTCGGAGCAAAAGCCCCACTCGCACGCCGGCAGATCCCCGGGGAGCTCATGCAGCGCGCAGCAATAAAAGCGGTCGCGCAGGGCCTCGACGTGCATGGCGTTTGCCGCGATATCGACGAGATAAACGCCATAGCCGGCCGCCTGGAGCTTTGCCGCCGCGTCGCCCGTTCCGCAGCCGAAATCGATGACGCGGTCGCCGGACCACAGATACCGGTTTATCAGCAGATTGACGTACGAGGCGCCAGGCCCCGGGCTGTACCCCGGGACGGCGTGCATGCGTTCGTATTTTTCGCGCTCCTCCATGAAATCAGCCCCACCAGCCTTTAAGAAACGCCGCTGCCAGGATCAGCATGATCAGCAGCGCATAAAAGTCGTCTCCGTGTCGTTTCATCGTCCCATCCATTTTTTTGTCGGTTTGCCCAGCAGCTCGCGCGTCCATCCGGAGAGGGACCGGACGCGGTCCTGGAACCACAGCGCTTTCGCCGTCTCCCACTCGCGCCGGGGAGATCCCGCAAAGAGCTTTGTCGCGGTCCCCGCCGGGTCGTAAAAATGCCCCTTGTTGTCCAGCGGCACGCCGGCCAGGATGATCCGGTCGTACCCCAGGCCCAGCCCGACGGCCACGGCAAACAGCGACGACGTGCCGGCCAGGCAGCAGCCGATCATCGGCCAGATATAGTCGCAATTCATAACCTGGGGATCCAGGCTTGCCCGGTAGGCATGACAGGTGACGTGGCTATTGTCGCAGCCGTATTGCTGGCGGAGCTTGCGCCATAGCGGCGGCTCCTCCGCATGCAGCGACGCCCCATGATGGACGCGCTTTTTCCAATGCAGGATCATGTTATTGACGGCGATCACCGCCGCGCCGTTTGCCTCCGGATCGAAGGCCTTGAGATCCCGCCACACGGTCCGGCCGGTCGCCATGACGACGGCCAGGCCCTTAAAGTTGCCGGCGCACCGGGGCGGGGCCGTACCCCGCCCCCGGATGCCGTTGATCTCCCACTCGCCAGGAGCGGGAACGTTGCTTAAACCTGTCAACATTTTACGCGCCATGCACAAACCCCTTTAGTTCGGGCAGAGCAGGAGCAGCTGCCATTGGATGGTCCCGGACAGGGTCTCCGTCGCCGTCGTGATGAGAATGTCCGTGTCCGCGGTAAACTTATAGCCCTGGCCGTGTGAGCCGACCGTCCCGATCCGGCTGATCGCCGTATTCTGGCCGGCCGTGGTAAACACGGTGGCCGCCAGGAAGCGGTCCGCGTCGCCGGAGTCGCCCACTTCGAGCGTCCCCGCGCTGGACAGATCGTCCGCCTGGAGCCAGCCGCCCAGGAACACCTCGCCCTTGCGGGCCTTGCCCGCGACGATCGTTGATCCGGCCACCAGGGAAGCCGCCTCGTAACTGTCGCAGATCCCGCGCACCTTGCCCCGCCATTCAGCCCCCAGCAGGGTCCTCATGGACGGATCGGCCGCGATTGCCGCATTAACGCCTTTTTCTGCACTCATTGTTACCTCCTTCTGTGCGGGACGGGGTCGCCGTTACCCCCGCCCGCGGTTAAGTGTTATCCCGGGCCGCTTAACCCTCCCAGGCCTGGACCTCGACAACGCCCTTTTCATCCATCCGGGTCGCGCCGATATTCATCCCGCAATAAACCTGGGTCGAATAGTTTTTGTCCGCGCGCTCGGATACCCTTGTGATGACGTCCGTCCCGACGCCCACCAGGATTGAATTCTTGCTGTACGCCAGGCAGGACCGCACGCTGGACGCCACCGCCAGGCGCTCCGTCCGGATGAACTTGAAGCCCATAAACGTGTCAAGCTGCCCCTGGACCAGGGCCTTGACCGTGTTGTAATCGGCCGACTTGACCTCCGTCACCTGGAGCAGGACGGCCAGCTGTTTCGCGTTGAGGATAAAGTATCGCTCCTCGTCGGGATCGTTTTCCGCCGCGTCCAGGATCTCCTTTGCGCTTGCCAGCTTTGCCAGCGACAGACCGGCGGATCCGTGGGCAATGCGATATGACGACGTGTCAAACGTGTAGCTTGACGATCCGTCGACGCCCCCGTATGCCGTTGCCAGGGCCGCCAAAATGATCGCGTCGTCGATGGCGCGATTCATTGCCGCCACGGCATTGACGACGTACTTGCTGGTGGGATCCGTGATCAGCGCCGCCCGGTCGAAAATGTCGATGAGGTCCGCCCAATCGTACGGGCTCATGGACACCCGGCGCCGGACGTGCGGCGTGGAGACGAGCGGCGTATCGCCGTGGCGCGTGGTGCGCTTGACGGCCGCCGTCGCATCGATTTGGTCGAAAAATCCGTACTCGCCCTGGACGCTTTCCTCCCGGACAGCCCTCCTCAGACGAGACGCCTTCTGCTGCTGCAGCAGTACGATATTGTCGTTATACTGCCGCACCATTGCGGTTGTAATTTCAAAACTCATGGCAACCTCCAAAATTTGTTGACTTTACAATGGGTTATTCGCACTCGTTCTGCGATTGCCCGTTGCCGGATCGCTTGCCTTCGGCCGCTTTCCGGATCTCCAATTCATGAAGATTGCCCGGTTTTGTGTTGCCCCCGGTCGATTGATCCCTCCGGGCGGAGCCGGAGAAGGACGGGAACGGCTTGCCCGCCCGGAGAGATCCGCCGGGTTACTTCTGTGCGCGCATGATGATCCCGTTTAGCTGCAGGACCGTCTCCAGCGCCTCCGCATGCCGCGGATGTTTCTTGTCAAAATAGGCCGCGTTGAGCGGATTGTCCTTGTTTGTCATAATGTCCATTTTCTTCTGCTGGGCCTGTTCCGGAGACGACGCCAGGTCGGCCGCGCCGTCGCCTTTGTGCAGCCCGGCCTCCCGGAGCTGCTGCCCGATCTTCGCCAGCAGGACCGTCAGGGCCGGCGACCGTCCCGCCAGCTCCATGATCCCCTGCTTGTGCTCGTCGTTCGCGCCGAACAGGCCGACAACCTTGCCGGCCATTTCCCCGGCCTTGTCAGCCTCCGCGCCGAATGTCTCCTTGAGGAGCTTCTGCCCATCCTCCGCGGCCTTTTTTTCGGCCTCCAGCAGGGCGCCGTACTCGGCCGCGACGCTTTCATTGTAGTAGCTGAAAAGGCCCTGGGCCTGTTTCGCGGTCAGGCCCAGCTTGTGGGCCGCCTCCCGGTAAGTCTTTTCCGCGTTTTCGTTCCAGGACAGGCCATCCGGCAGCTGGCCCTTGTCCAGCGTGTATTTATCCGGCGCCTCCGGCCGCCCCAGCTTGTTGTAAACCGCCTCCCAATTCTCCGGCGTGTCCAGCGCGCCGGCCGGCAGCACGATCTTTTCCCCGCCGACGAGCTTCTGCGCGTTGACGTAGGACTTCGCCAGGCCGCCCAGGTCCTTGATCGGCGCCAGCGTCGGATCGTCTTTGAGCTCCGGCGGCACAAACTCCCGCCAATTTTCCGCGTTAAGTGTTACGGTCGTCTGATTGCCCGCCCCCGGCGTGTTCGGATCAGTACCATCACTCATTGCCTGTTACCTCCTTGATTGAATTCATGTTGCCGTCCCGGCGCACCATGCCCAGGATATACAAAACGACGTTGCGGCTCCCCTCGTTGACCAGGGCAACCTCCACTTTGTCCACCGCCGGATCGAACGTCGGCCCGACGAAACAAAACTGATTGGCCAGGTCGTCCAGGACGATCTTTCCGTATTCCGTCCCGAACACTTGCCGGTATGCCGCGAGGATCTGTTTCTCCCGGCGCTGCGCGTCCCGTACATCGACGAGCCTGGAGTATATGCGCTTGAAGATCTCCATTATTTAGCCCCTCCGCCCATCATGTCCAGCATGGAGCCCTTTTCGATTGCCTTGCCCGGCGGGACAGCCTTGACCATTTCGCCCAGGGCCGCGACTTGCTGCTGCTGCTGCTGGATCTCCGCGCGCTGCTGCCTTTTTTCCAGAACGCGCTCATCCGAGGCGATAAAGTCCTCAGAGACGCCCAGGCGGCGCAGGATCCCGACGGCCGCTTTGTCGGTTTCCACCACGTCCACAACCTCCGGCGCAAAGGTGGACATGCCGCCGACGATCTCGAGCCCCTGGGTTATGGCCTGGACCTCGCCGAACCGCATGGCCATTGCCAGCCGGCCGGTATATTGGATGGAAAGACCGGATCCGACCAGCGCGTCCGGGACCTGGCCCATGTAGCCCAGCCGGAACATGATCCAGAACGTCCGCTCCAGCAGCCGGCCCAGGTACTCCTTTTGGATCCGCCCCAGGGCCGCCCCCAGGTGCAGTTGCGCCTGTTCCGCGCGTTTGGAGATCTCATAGGCCGTACGTTGTGGATCGTCCGCACCCAGCCAGGCGAAAAAGTCATGGAAGAAATGCGCCGCGATCACTTGCCGGCGGTGCTCCTCGTATTCCAGGGCCAGCCGGTATTTGTCCGGCGTGTAGAGCGGCTCCGGCTTTGCCCCCGGCTTCGAGTATGTTATTCCTCCCGGCGTTTGGCGGATCGTTGACAGCGCCATTTCCATCGGCGCGACCAGCGGCGGCCGGACGATAAGCTGCTGGGCCTTGATATCCTCCTCGCTCATCTTGTTGAGCATCTTGATATCCGCCAGCGCCCGCATGCCTGGGGAGTAGCCGTATTCCTCCTCGTCGCGCGGCTCCCAGCGCGGGACGGCGTACGGAAACTCCTCGTAACCCGACTCCTCCAGGATGTTGCCGCCGTCACGTTCGACGTAAGTTGACACATAGGGCATATTCAGCGCGCCGACCTTGCGCCGCATTTCACGGATCCGCCGGTCGAAAAACCATTGCTGGTCCTCGCGCTCGTACGCGGCATGGATGATATCAACCTCATGCGCCGGCGTCCTTTCGGCGATCCTCTGGATCCTGTCCGACGCCGTCTTTGGCCATTTCTTGACGACCCTCCGGGCGCTCATGCGCTCCTGCCGGAAAACAACATCGACCATCCGGTCCTGGTCCTCCATGATGGCGCAGCGCGCCGGCGAGAAGGCCGACAGCGCCAGGACGTTCTTTTTGCCCTCGCCGATATACAGCGGCGCCGTCCCGGCCCAGCCCAGGTTATGAAACACCTGGGGCGCGGTCATGCCGTTATTGGACTCGTTGAGGCAATCGTGCATGCGCTCCGTACAATCGCGCAGCCAGCGCTTAACGTCATTGCGCCGGCCGACGGTCTTGTCTTTTGCCTGGAGCTCAAACCATTGCGCCGCCGCGCTCATGACGTTCCCGTACATGCCGGACGCAAACGTCGTGAGGCACTTCATCCCCCAGGAGTCGTATATTTGCCGGCTGTGCTTTGACCCCAGGGTTTGATGCGTGACCACGTTCGCGCCGGCCGGATTGATGAACTCCGCGACCTCCTGGATATGCGTCTTGTATGTCCCCTTGCGGCCGTCCAGCTCGTCGTAGCGCTTGACCAGGTCCATGCCGTTCATAATCGTCGCCCCCTATTGCCCCAGCAGCTGCTTCTTGCCGGACGTTGTCGCCGCGCTGCCCAGGCCCTGCTGCTCGCCCTCGGTAAAGACCGTCCGCGCCCTGGCCCGGATCATGGACATTTGCCGCTTCTGCTCCATTTGCGCCGCCTGGGACGACCCCTTTGCCGTGTCCGCCCCTGGCGTGTCCGGGATCCTCGACTCGACCGGCGGCATGTTGATCACCGGCCCGGACCGGTCCGCCTGGGCCGCAGCCACCGACGAGTACGTCGCCGCGCCGGCCAAAGCCACCGCAGCCACCGTCGCCGCGTTCGCATAGAGATAGCTCCCTACCGCCGCAATCAAACCGCCTACCGTCCACCCTGCCATGATCCTAACCTCCGAATGGATTGAAATCCGCCGCCTGTCCGCCCCTGTCCGGCGAGGCCGGGACCTGGGCATAAGGCACGCGCCCCAGCGGATCGTACGACTCCGCCATGCCGGCCGGCCGCTGATTGTCCCACCAGGACCGCCCGGTCGAAAACGAGATCCCGATCCTTGACGCAGCCAGCAGCATGTACGCCGTCGCATGCCGGTAATGATCCGGCCCGATGTCTTTATATTCAGACACGCGGCCGCCGTCCGGCTTTTCCACCAGGACCTTAACGACGTTGCAAACCTCCGTCGCATACTGCTCCAGCTCTGAATTCAGCCGCGGGATCTCAAACCGGCCCGGCGCCATGACCGCGGTATGGACCCGATCCAGGCACTCCGTCCGGTTGATCGTGACCAGGCCCTCCTCCAGATCCCAGCGCGCGTCGCCGCGTTGCCGCTCGACGTAGAAGGCCAGGAAGATCTCGTAAGGCTCCGCCTTTTGAAACTCGCGTGCCTTGTGCAGCTCTGGACGCTGGTCGATCACCGCAGACTGTACGTTAAACCTGGCCGCGATATCATGGACGTCCGTCCAATCCTGGACGCGCCCGGCAAATGCGATCTTTGTCAGGCCGGCGGACGGCCGATAACCAACGACGACGTGCAGCGTGTTCCCGACGTCGACGCCCATGGCACACGGCCCGTTATGCCGCGTGTCCATCGCATCCTGGCCGATGCAGCGGTAAACGTCCTGGATTGTGAGGCGATTCGCGGCGTCGACGTACGCCCGGGCCAGCTTTGAATTGTAAAATACCTGGCGCTCCGCCGGCTGCAGCTCGTTGAGGCGCTCAAACTCATTCAGCAGCGCCGTCAGGTCGACGTAGCCGCTGCAGAGCTGGCTCATGAGCCGGCCGCGGCAATCCTTGACCTGGGGCGCTTGCGCCACCCAGCGGCCGTCGGCCGGATGGATCTCCCGGCCGCAATGGACACAGGCCCGGAAAACGGTCCCGTCCCGGCGCCTGGAGAGACAACGCGGGAACTCCAGCTCCATGACCGTGTCGTGGCGGCAGCGGTCGCAGCGGATCATCCAAACGTTCTGATCGCTGGCCTTGTACGCCGCGTCTATCCCGTACCCGGGGACCGTCGGCGTGCTTAATTTGTGCTCCTCTTTCACGTTCGAATGGGCAAACCGTTCCCTGGCCAGCGGGATCATGGCCTGGTCCATTTCGTCAAATTCGTCATAGACGATCCGGTCGACCGGGATGGATTTCAGTTTTGAGCTTGTTTTTGCGAGCCCTTCGATCTTTTGAGACGCGCGGGCGCCGCGCAGATACAACATGGCCTTGCCGATCCGCTTGATGTTTGTGGCGTCCGTCGATTTGATATAGGCCCCGATATGGCCCGGGTTTTTGTCGATGAGGGAATTGAAGCGCGCTTTTGCGAAATCCGAGACGTCGTCGGCCGTCGGGAATAGATACAGCGTCCCCTGGGGCAGCCTGTCATGGATCATGGAGTGGATTGTCTTGAGCGCAGCCGCCTCCGTGAAGCCCATTTGTGAGCCCTTCACGTCGACCTGGTTTGGATGTTGATCCCGCATGACTTCGGCAAGGTACTCATGCCGCTCATGCGCAAACGCGCCGGCGGCCAGCTGGATCCCGTTGTGATAGCACCAGTACCACGGATCCGTGGCCCTCATCTTCGCCGGCGAAAGATCAACCTTTGCCGCGTCGCTCTTTTTTGGTTTTGCTTTCAATCTGCTTTTGGATCTCCCTGCTGGCTTGCAGCAACAGCTCCCGCTCCTCCGGATCAATGTCATTGACCGACAGCGGCGTCGTGAAGGCCAGCTCATGCTTTTCGCTGGGATACAGCCCCAGGAGCTTCTGAGCGTCCATCCTGGCCCGTTGCCGGACGTCCCAGGCGATCACATCGAAGCCGACGACCGACTCCTCGTAGCCGTCCGCAATGATGGTTATCCGCGGATTTTGTGCATGGATGCCTCCCTTGATCTTGACGATCTTCGTCTCGTTTGCCGCGAGCTCCAGCTTGAGGTCCTGGGCAAGGCGTTCGATCGTAATGCCTTGTGTGGCCAGGGCCTCAAACATCGGAGCCGCGAGATATTTAAGCGCTGAATCATCCATTTGTGGACGATTAAAGCACATCTAAAAACGGCTTACAAAAGTGACATTAGGAGTGACACTGAGGAGTGACACTGAGGAGTGACACTGAGGAGTGACAAAAAAATATATTTTTCGCCTCTTTTTATTGAGGAATTACAAGCACTTAACTTTTTAAAACCGTCCACGAGTGACAGCTAAAACGCCCTTTTTTCCAGAGACTTTTTCGTCGCCCAAAATTTCAGCATGGACGGGAAGGCGCAGACCGTTTTTCGGGGCGGCCTTCCGATCTTCCGGTAGAAGATGATCCCCATGTTGGCCAGATCATCCTTGCGCCGCATCATGGTCCGCCGGTTGCAGTTGAACAGCCTCGCAATGGCCGTCCACCCCTGGATCGCGGTTTCGCTATCTCCCATCCTCAGATCCTCCTCCGTCTTTGCGTTGCGCCGGCGAAGGCGGCCGGATGCTTACGATCTCGACGACCTTTTCTCCTGTCCTGGTCGTCCGGCTTTTGTCCTCGTAATGGACGGAATCAAACAGCGGATCTTTCGGCGTTTCCATTTGTGACCAATGTTTTTCTGTCATGTATGCGACCTCCTGTTTATTTCCCCCAGGATGGCGCCGAGCGACACCATGCCGGGCTTTTTATATTCTGCTGCTTTGGCCTCATGGTCCATTGCGTTGTATTTGCCATTTTCGATTGTCATGGCCGCGCCGAGATAGGCCCCTGGCGCATGGACTGTCTTTTTGCTGTTCTTTAGCGATTCCAGGCAATGAATGATGGCTTTCGGGTTTGCCCTGATGTTGTTTTCCAGAAACAGTTGTACCTCCCGCATGTACCTGGGATCTGGATTTTTGTTTCGGATCTCATGGAACAGGATCCCGATCTTTTGGCCCGCGCTTTTATCTTCTCCGTTCCCGTTGTTTTTTTCAGAAGGCGCTTTTTTCTTTTCAGAGTTATCAACAGGCTCATCCTCCTCCGGCGCCTTAGCTTTTATTATATTAACTTCTCTTATATTAGCTTGTGCGGGACCTTCTCCGTCATTACTCCGGACCTCCTCCGGAGTTCCTCCGGAGTTACTCCGGAGCGGTGGCGGAATCTTGGACGGCGTCTCCCGGTCCTTTCTCAGGTTTTTCTGGAATGTTTCAAACTGGTTTAATTGTAGATATTTCCGGCCGTTACATTCATAGAGAACGATCAGGCCGGCAGCCGCTATCTCCCCCAATAGCCGCTTGATTGCCCTGGTGTTTATATGGTCCAGAAGGGGAAAAAGGTCAGCCTTTATCAGGGCTGGTTCGGCCTCCATCCGGCCGTCAACGTCCAAATAAGGGATGAGCCAGGTAAAAAACAGCCTCGCCGTGTCAGATTTTAACGCCGAGACCTTAAAACTTCGGCTTATTCGCCTCGATAATATGCGCCCCTCAGCCATTTTTTATACCCCTTTTTAAAAGTTATCAACAGCCCGTTTGGCTATTTTTTTCCGTGATCTGTTTCTTTTCGGGCGGCCTTACAATCTCGATCTTGCGCTTGTTGATGGCGCCTTTGATAAATGCGGCGCGCACCATTTTTTGCTGCCGGTCGTTTTCTTCTTCCATTGTAAGCAATGCGTGGTTGACATTGGACAGAGCCGACGCCGCCCTGTTCAGCTCACGGCGGACCTTCGCCATGCGCCGGTCGTATGCCGTCTTGATCTGGTCTTTCGGCGGCAGGATTTCAAAGCCCGGAACCGCCCTTGACCGGATCATGCAGATATTGTGATCTTCGAGCAATACCTCAATGGCTTTATACCTTTGCAGGCGCTCCATTTCGATTGCCTTATATTGGCCATAGGTCATGTTTCCGGACGGTTCCGTAACCGACATAAAGGCGTCGAGTTCCGCATCGGTGATGATTGTGCCATACCCCTCCATGTTGAAACGTTTGACGATTTGCTCAATGGCCTCTTTGTATGCCGGATGTTTTTTTGTCTCTTCCATGATGTGCCTCCTGTTTTGTCAGTAAATAACCCTGCCTAGCCCTGCCTCGCCCCGCCGTGCCATGCCATGCCCCGCCATGCCATGCCGCTTTAATCTTCTTGCTATGCCCGCACAACATCGAACCGGCCGAGCCGGGGACGCTTTTCACAAAGACCGATGTATTTGCCGGCCGTTTCAACAATCATGACAACCGTGCGCTCATCCAACACCTGCTCGTCAATGGCAATGCTGAATAAAAATGACCAGTTATGAAAAATTGGGCGCGTGCGCAACACCTGCTGCATCCCGACCTTGACCATAGCCTGGTGCCTGTAATTCGGATAAAATTTATCCAATTCCAAAATAGGGATTTCGCCGTTCTGCTTGACCCTGATTTTCGTGCCGCTGTAATCCAACGGCAACCAATCCTCCATGATCATGACGCCCTGCTTGTATTGCTTCCCGTTTTTTGTTTTTTTAGCGGCGTCCCATAAGCACCGATCAAGGTTATCGCTCGGCAACGCAACAACCCCGTCATTAAGGTAAAGCCCCGCCTCCCATTCTACACGGGCGATTTCCTCAAAATCCTCATCGGTTTTTTTCCGCTTCGCTGTCAGCGCCTTCATGTGTTTCGCATAATTATTCAATGGATTTGATGCTTTATTGCAATGAATCAACAATGGAACAATTCCAACCGCCTTAAAATTTAACTCTTTCATAAATTTCTCCTTGTTCGTTCGTTTTCGGCATCTTTTAAGCGTTTGTGGTTTTTATAACCCGCTTCTTTTTCCTGCCCCTTTGAACGTTTTTGAATTGGATAACCCCGCCTTGCCACGCCTTGCCGGGCCGGGCCGGGCCACGCCTCGCCTCGCCGGGCCGCTTTACATTAAAAACCGATCCTGGACCCCCAGGCCGGCGATCACATCATCGATGGACCTGGCCACAAAGGCCAGGCCCCCCGCCGCGTTGACGTTGTCGATAAACCGCTGCTGATCATAACTAACCTTGCCCTTCGGCGCCTTGACCTCAATGGCCAACAGCCGGCCGCGATAGCAACCCAGGATATCAGCGATCCCCTTGGCCCCCATCGGGCCGCCGTGGTTTTTCCAATGAAAGATCCCCAGGCTTTTAAGCAGCCCCCGGATCGCATCTGTAATTTGCCGCTCCTTCATCCCTGCCATGCCGGGCAGCCCTCGCGTTCCGTACAGCGTTCGCAAAAGACGACGGTCATAACCGCGTGATCCTCCCTGGCCGGGCAGGGCGCCGGCGCTAATGCCTCGCCCGTCAGGGCGTCAACGGCGGCCGCTCCTTCCTGCTTTTTTGCCGGCGGCTTTTTCCTTGTTTTCAGCCAGGATGGATACAGCTTCCAGAGATCCTTGAGATCCTTGTCGCTGGCCGCAGCCGCCAGTTTGACCTCCTCGACGGTCTTTTTGTTGCCGGCCGCCACGCGGTCCAGGTACTCCTGCACCGCCTCCGGATCCGCGCCCTTCGGGATCGACGCCTCAAATTTCTCCAGCAGCGCAGCGGGATCCGCCGTCCCCTCCCCGGTTGTTTCCGCGTCGATCACGTCCCCGGCTGTCATGCTGTCCAGCAGATCGTCCTGGGCCTCGCCGGACATGGCCCGGTCCTCCAGGGCGACGGCCCGCTGAAATTCAACGGACAGCGGCGCCAACTTCGCGTGCCGCTTGATCACGGTCTTTTTCGCCATTTCCGCCCAATCCGTCACCCAGGGACCCTCGCTTGACGCCTTCGACCGCTTGCGGATTTTTTCGATATCGGCCGCGGTCATGAAATCAAACGAGTACCCGCCGTCCTTGTATTTGAATACAACAAACGCGCCGACGGGCTCGCCCCGGTCCCCGTTGATATACGGTTTGTGGACCAGGCTGTCCTCGATCCCGTACGTCAGCTCAAAATGGTCGCGCTCGTACACAACCTGGGTCGACACGGACTGGATCTCCCCGGTCCGCCTGGCCAGCGCCAGATAACCGCGATATCCCGGGATCAGCGTGCAGATCATCTTTCCGGACTTGTTGTCCTTGAATGGCACAAGATAAGCCTGGCCCAGGAATTGATCCGGCTCCAGGCCGAGCTGGGCGCACGTCATGACGCACGCCAGAAGGCTTTGCGGCGTACATTCCAGGAGCTTCGGCGTCCGCTGGATCGACGTCATGGCCACGCGCAGCAGCCGGTCCGCCGTCAAATGTTTCGGCAATGCCATTTCCAGCTGCTTCCGGCTCTTGTCCAACAGTCCCCGGATATCAGCCGCCCTTTGTGTCGCTGGTGAATTCGACATAATTCCGTCCTCCTCTTTTAGGTTCTAAATACGGTTTTTGATTCCTCATAGATCCGGATCCCCGGTATTGTCCGGATCCCCATCTTGATCGCGTCCCGGACCGCCTGATCGTTGACGACCTTATACTCCGCCGGCACAGCC